TGGAACAATTGCTCCAGCAAGATCTCCTAAAAATCTATTGCCAGTTATAGAAGTTACTGCAACATCAGCTAAGTTACCAATAAGACCATTAAGTCCCCCAGCATTATACTCTGCTTGCTGGAAAGGATTCATAGGTCCTGCAGGATTGTAACTACTATTAGCAAATTGAGCACTAGATCTTAAAACATATCTAATATAACTCATAGATACAGTGCATTTCAATAATGAAGAAGTATCATATGACACTGGCATTGAATTTATAGCAAGAGGGTAACTCTTTACAAATTCATATTCTAATAAACCAGGTTGCTGATGATGATCCCTTTCAAACTTTCTAACCTTCAATCCTGTTGCTCTATATCCACCTAATCCACTACCACTACCATCAGGATATTGCATTCGATAATAATAACTTCCACTGGATAAATCCCGTGCATTATCTCTCATAGATGCACCAGGGAATCTTCCATTGGCAATAAATTCCATCCAACTCTCAAAAAATATAATGGGAGTGTAATTACCTGCATCCACATAAAAAGTTAAATCAATTCTATCATCAAAAACCCTTCTGTGAGCAATTTTCTCAGTAACACCAGTAAAATCATTATTAACATCTATGGTCGCCAAATTCGATCCAGGAAGAGTTGCATCTGAACACATCAGATTCAACTTATCCTGATTGACACCCAAAGCCGTCCTAAAATTAGGAGATGGTGGAATCGGAACCTCTACTTCAAAATGAGAAGTTAATGCGGGTCTTAACAGATTCGCTTTAATATCAGAAACTGTTCTTATCGCTGGCATTTATAAATAATTTTTACCTTATACTATGTATAATGGATAATGGGAGAAAGTATTAAAAGTAGGTTTAAACCCGCCTATCCCAAGAAATACAAAGGTGATTCTAGAAATATTATTTGTAGAAGCAGTTGGGAAAGGAGGTTTTGTAACTACTGCGATCTAAATGAAAACATTTTACAGTGGGGAAGTGAAGAATTTTGGATCCCCTATCGTGCTCCTGATGGTAGAACACGTCGATATTTTCCAGACTTTATTATTAAAGTAAAAGAAAGCACAGGTCAAATAAAAACCTATGTAGTTGAAGTTAAACCAGATAAGCAAACGAGACCACCTAAACCAAGAAAAAGAGTGACCAAATCCTACGTCTATGAATGCAAAACCTATGCTACTAACCAAGCAAAATGGGAAGCAGCAACAGAATGGTGTAAAGATAGAAAAATTGAATTTAAAATCATCACCGAAAAAGAATTAGGTATTAGATAATGGCAGATGATTTTGGTTTTACCGAAGAATTAGAAAAGAACCCTTTAATGAGGGTTGAAGAACTTAAAGCAAAAATTGCAGAAGCTAATACAGATGATGTAGAAGATATCATGATCATGATCATGGAAATTTTTAATACAGAGGTGTTATATCCCGAACCAGGAAACTTCTATACTTTTGTATATCAACCTAAAACCCCAGATATAGAATATGATCAACATCCATTAATTGCTTGTGTTCATTTGGATCGATGGGGATTCAGAGGACTTAACTTTCATTGGCAAAGATATAGAAATTATACCTGGGCTGAGGTTGTAGGAAAGTTGCATATAGTAGAATATCAAGAGTTAGATGAACTTCTCGCATTACAGTATGGTAAATTCCTCCTAAATAAATAAAAAGTTCTTATCTAGATGACGACCAAGGCAGGATACTACGGGAGTGATGCCAAAACAAATAGATTTATAGATCCCAAAACTAATGAAGCATATTTTGTCCTAGTCAATAAAACGACTGGAGAAATGGAACTTTATAATGAAGAATTTTTAGCAGATAAAAGAGTAGGAACTATAAGTACAGACGGAACGATAGAATATAACAAAAATTGGTGGGGTGGAGCAAATGCTAATGATAAAGCATTTGCAGAGAAAGCCATCAAAGATGGAACCATAATGCACCAAGCATCCAATATTATCAAAAAAGAAGGTGGACTGAGCGAACACCAAGCATCATCATTACTTAAATCAAATCAAGGCAATCCACCAGAATTCGTCAGTACAGATATACAATTACAAAATCAATCAGCAGCACAACAAGGTGTAGGAAAAAATGCTGCTAGAACACGCACTACCTTTCCTGGTGGTGCAGGTTCCGAACCTTTAGTTTTTCCTGAAGCAATTAGAAATACCACTCAGGACATCATAAAATTTAATATGATGAAATATTCCCCTAAGCAAATATCTCAGGAGGGTAGATTTGGTACAGGTGAAAGAAATAGAACTAACAGAGATATTATCGGTGCAGTGGTCCTCCCCATCCCAGGAGGAATTCAAGATAGTATGTCAGTTCAATGGGGTCAAAAAGAAATGACTGCCGTTCAATCAGAATTGGCAAATGTTGCATTAGAAGGTATAAAAGACTTAAATGCAGGTGTAGACGCTGCAATGAGTGCAGCACAAAAAGTTCAACAATTTCCCAAAGATGTACAATCTGCACTGTCAGCATATTTTGCAGGAGAAGCAACAGGAATGGGAGGTGATCTCCTAACCAGGGCTACAGGTGCAATACTCAACCCTAACATGGAGTTATTATTCCAAGGGCCTACATTAAGACCATTTACATTCTCTTTTCAGTTAGCACCAAGAAGTAAAAAAGAAGCACAAACCATCATTAAAATTATTAGGTTCTTTAAGCAAGGAATGGCACCTATTAGAACTAAATCAAATCTTTTCCTCAAATCTCCACATACTTTCCAATTAGCTTATAAGTATAGAGGAGCAGGAAATCAAGACCAAGACCATCCTTTCTTAAATAAATTTAAAGAATGTGCTTTACAAGGTTTTAATGTTCAATATGCACCACAAGGAAATTATGCAACCTTTGATGATGGTGTAATGCTATCTTATCAAATTTCAATGACATTACAAGAACTTGAACCTATATTTAATGATGATTTCCCACAAGATGGCGACAGATCCGTAGGTTATTAAAATGCCAAGTTATTTCAGACAAGTTCCAGATTTTGACTATGTTAGTCGTCTTCCAGACGCTAAGATATCTGATTATATTACAGTAAAAAACCTCTTCAAAAGAGGTGAAATAAGACCTGATATTTTTCAAGATCTAGCAACTTTTGAAAAATACCAAATTAAAGGAGATGCTCGTCCAGATAATGTTGCATATGATTTTTACCAAGATCCTACATTAGATTGGGTTGTTCTATTATCCAATAATATCGTTAATATTCAATCTGAATGGCCAATGCTACAGGTAGAATTTGATCGTTTCGTATTAGATAAGTATGGAACATATGATGCAATTAATGACACTCACCACTATGAAACTGTTGAAATAAAAAATAGTAAAGGTGCTGTAATGTTGGAAAAGGGGTTAGAAGTAAGTTCTACCTATTCCTTCTCTTATTACGATTGGTGGTTAGATGAGCAAAAAGACATTATTACTGCAAATTGCATTACAGAAGTAACTAACTATGATTATGAATTAAAGATAGAAAATGCAAAAAGAAATATTTTCCTAATTAAAGCAAGATACCTAAATGTGATTTTTGATGATATGGAGGATATTATGACATATAAAAAAGGTTCTACTCAATACAAAGATTCAGATCTTAAGGAAGGAGAAAATATTAGACTATATCAATAAAAAAACAGATCTGCTGCTAAAGTATATCTGCGTCTAAATGACTTAATATCTGGTGGTCTGTGATTTAGGTTGGGAGGGTATATAACCCAACTAAAAGGTTTTGCCTTAGGAGACTCCTTATCTTTAAATATGGTTACTTCATTTCTAGGGTTAACTAAGTAATATACTCCAGATAACTGGCCTCCCTGTTCCATGTCATGTTTATGAAATCCCTTTCCAGTCATCTGCTTAACTTTATTATAATTACTCCTATAATCCATATAACACCACATTATTAAATTAGTAGGTTCTATAGGTCTTCCTACATATTCACTACATGACTGTAAAAACGTTTTTACAAAGATATCTGCTTCGAGTGCCTGATGCAAATTTCCATAAGTTTGGAAAGGTGGAATAGATTTGTCCCAATTCCCAGTTTCAAACAAATTGTCTATTTTGCGTCTAAACGATTTTTCCTGTTTTTTCGTAATATCCCGATATTCATAGACTTTAATCATTTTAAAAAAAAGTAATAGGGCAAAAAAATTGGCGGGATTTTTTCCCGCCTTTTTTGGAATTAAAAGTCGATTTTCCCCTGGCTAAATCACTCTTCGGCCAATTTCTGGAAATACGATAGAGCATCATCCTCATCTGAACTAGCAGATGCTACTGGAGCAACAGCGACTGGTGCTTTACTCTTGAAGTCTGGAGTAAATGATCCACGACCTTCACTCTCATCTTCTAACTCTTCATCGAATACACGACGGGCAGGAGGTTTTGCACCTAGAACATAGTCAAGACGCTTCTTCAGGTCATCATATGACTTGAATTGGTCTGGAGCAGTTACAGCAGCAAGAGAGTACTGTTTCTTCCACAGTGCTTCTAATGCATCATCATCTTCAAGGAGTGGAGATACTTCAGCGAACTCTGACTTGTCATAGTTCCAGTAACCATCCTTCTTAACGATCTTCAACTTGAAGTT